TGACTCAGTTATAACAACAAAAATACTAGATGCTAATGTAACAACAGCGAAGATAGCAGATAACGCAGTTACTGCGGCTAAGATTGCTGACGGAAGTATTACTAGCACACAATTAGGTGCTAACTCAGTAGATACAGCAGAACTAGTATCAGGCTCAATAGACACAATACATATTGGAGACGACCAAGTAACAAATGCAAAACTCGCAGTAAACTCTATTGTTAGCACAAATATACAGAATAATAGTATTAATGCTTCACATATCGCAGCAAATGCTGTATCAGTAGCAGAACTTAAATCAGATGCGTTGAGTGGACAGACAATGTCAGGTAATGTTACTTTCTCAGGAAACGTGACAGTATCAGGAACCTCATTCGCAGCTTCAGCTACAACAATTACAACTGGAGATTCTCTTATCTCAATGGCAACTGGCAACGGAAGTTCAGATGCAGTTGATATAGGTTTCTATGGATTATATGATACTAGTGGTACAGACAAATACTCAGGTATATTTAGAAACGCAGATAACTCTGGTAAGTGGCAAATATTCAAAGATTTACAAGTACAGCCAACCACAACAGTAAACACAAGTGGAACAGGTTATACAAAAGGTGTACTAGTAGCAGACATAGAAGGAAACGTAACAGGTAACTTAACAGGAACAGCTTCTGCAATAGCAAACAATACTGTTAATGCAAGTAAGATTATAGCAGGAAGTGTTACAACAGCTGAAATAGCAGCCAACACAATAGCAACATCCAACATAGCAGATAACGCGGTAGATGGAACTAAGATAGCTCAGAACAGTATCTTAACAAAACATATTGATGATGGACAAGTAGGAGCAGCTCAACTAGCAAGTGATGCAGTAACATCAGCTAAAATAGGTGATAACGCTATTAATAGTGTAGCATTTATATCAAGCGGTTTAATTACATCAGACTTAATATCTAATGGAACTATTGTATCAGGAGATATAGCAGCTAATACTATTGCTACTGGTAATATTGCAGATGACGCAATAGATGGAACAAAAATTGCAGATGATTCTATAAATTCAGAACATTATGTAGACGGCAGTATTGATACAGCACATATTGCAAATGCTAATGTAACAACAGCTAAGATAGCTGATAATGCTGTTACAGCAGCTAAGATAGCAAGTAATTCAGTAACAGCAGAATCAATTACTGTAGGAGCAATAGGTTCTTCAGAATTAGCGGCTAACTCGGTAGATTCATCAGAATTAGTAAGTGGTAGTATTGATACAATACATCTTGCCGCTGATTCAGTAACAGCAGCTAAGATGGCAGACAATGCAATTAACAATGTAGGTATGATATCCTCAGGATTAATTACCGCAGACTTAATAGCTACTGACGCAGTAGGCTCAGCAGAGATAGCAGCCAATGCAGTAGACAGCGCAGAATTAAAGACTGGATCAATAGATACAATTCATTTAGGAGCTTTACAAGTAACGACTGCAAAAATAAATGCTAATGCAATAACAGCAGCTAAAATAGCAGCAAACGCTGTTGGGTCAAGTGAGATTGCAAATAACTCTGTAACAACTACACAATTATCAAGTGCAGCACTTGGCGGTAAAAACATGACAGGGAATATTACATTCTCTGGAGCAGTTACACTTGGAGATGGTGCCGATACAACAAATGTAAATGGTAACTTAGGTATCCAAGATTCAGCACCACCACAAAAACTTCACATAGATGAAGTAGCTGGTATGGATGTAGGCACAGGAAGCTCTACAGCAACAACAGTATTTACACTAGATAGTTTTACAGCAGCTACATTTAGAACTGCTAAATATTTAGTACAGATAACAAATTCAACAGACAGTGATTATCAATCACTAGAAATAACACTTTTCCATGACGGAACAACAGTTTATTTAACGCAGTACGCTTCTATATTTGATAATGGTGCACAAGCAACATTTGATGCAGATATAAGTAGTGGTAATGTAAGATTAAGAGTAACACCAGCAAGTGGTGATACAATGGCTTATAAATATATAAGAACAACAATAGAGGTATAAAATGGGACAAAAATTAGATTTTAATATCGAAGACGCAGGAATAAAAATTGATGGTGTTCAAGCCGTAGATTCCAGCGCAAACTTTCAAGGTGCAGGTATCGCAGCAGCCAAGATTACATCAGGCACAGTGCCTTCAGCTAGATTACCGCACACAATTACTACGACTGCTCCAACAGGAGTAGGAAGTACGTCAAGCGGCCACATCTTTTTCGTATACTCGAGTTAAGACATGGCAATATTTGTAAACGATTCCGGCACACTACGGACTGTTCGATTTATCGCTGTCAACGACAGTGGAACAATTCGTCGTGTCAACGAAGTTTACGTCAATGATGGCGGAACTTTAGCTGGGCCGTTTACTGCTACGCACTCGACTACAAGACAGACTGCTACAACTACTAGTACTATATCAGGTGTACAAAATACAGTATTCAATACGACTACTACTTTTGATACCGACTACAATACTACAACAACTTTTGATACAAGTAGAAGTACAACTTTCGACACTAGCAGAACAACAGACACAAGTAGAACAACTACATTTGCAACAACAACAGTATTCAATACAACAACNAGTACTACAACTGCTTTTAATACAACTACAGCGTTTACAACTACAACTACTTTTACAACTTCACAAGGTACGACGACAGCGTATACTACAACTACGACATTTAATACAACAACAACATTTAATACTTCGCAGTCGACTACAACGGCCTTTACTACAACTACAACATTTAATACAAGTAAAAGTACAACTACAGCATTTAATACTACAACTGCATACATAACATCTTTTGATACAACAATAGGTACTAGCAGAAACACATCTTTTGCAACAACAACTGCTTACGAAGATACAACAACATTTATTACATCGACAGCATATACTGATAATACAGCAGTTGGAACAACAGTAAGCACAAATACTACACAAGCAACAAATACGTCTAGAAGCACGAACACAACACAAACAACTGGTACTACTACTACATTTGCAACAACAACAGCATATATTGATAATACATCATTTGCTACTATAACAGCGTATGCTACTACACAATCAACAAATACAGCAAGAAGTACTAACACAGCTAGAGATACTGCATATATTGACAATACAACATTTGCTACTATAACAGCTTATACTACTACGCAGGCAACCAATACTTCTAGAAATACTAATACGTCAACAGCATATATTGATAACACAACATTTGCTACTACAACAGCTTATATTGACAATACAACATTTGCTACTATAACAGCTTATACTACTACACAAGCAACAAACACAAGTAGAAACACCGCTTTTACAAACTCTACTGCGTATAATACTACGCAGGCAACAAATACAAGTAGAAGTACAGGATTTACTAACTCTACAAGTTTTGCTACAAATACTGCAAGAAATACAGCGTTTACAAACTCTACAAGTTTTGCTACAAATACAGCTAGAAATACTAATACTGCTAGAAACACCGCTTTTGCAACCAACACTGCTAGAAATACGAACACTTCCAGAAACACAGCAATTGCCGTTTCAACAAACACTTCTAGAACTACTATTTACATAACTGTATACATTGATTATAACTTTGACCCAGAAGGTGGAACACAATTCTATACTGCATCTAATAATACATCAAGGTCAACTGGCTTTACAAACAATACAGCAGGTTCAAGAAGTACTGGCTTTACAAACTCTACAGGATTTACAAATAATACAAGTAGAGCTACAGGATTTACAAATAGCACAGGATTTACAAATAATACCTCTAGAAATACTAATACTTCTAGAGGTACAGGATTTACAAATAATACCTCTAGAAATACTAATACTAGTAGAATAACAGCGTATATTGATAATACAGCGTTTGGTACGAGTAGAAATACAAACACTTCTAGAACTACAGCGTATATTGATAATACAGCGTTTGGTACGAGTAGAAGTACGAATACTACTCAAGCTACAAACACATCAAGAAGTACTAATACTACTCAGGCTACAAATACAGCTAGAAATACTAATACAGTAACAGCCTATATTGATAATACAGCATTTGGTACAAGTAGAAGTACAAATACTTCTCAAGCCACAAACACAAGTAGAAGTACTGGCTTTACAAATAATACAGCGTTTACAAATAATACATCATTTGGAACAAGCAGAAGTACGAATACTACTCAAGCTACAAACACAAGTAGAAGTACTAATACTACTCAGGCTACAAATACAGCAACTACATTTGCTACTAGTACAGCATATATTGATAATACAACATTCGCTACTATTAGTTCATATATTACTGCAAGAAGTACGAATACTGCAAGAGGTACGAATACTACACAAACTACAAACACAAGTAGAAGTACAAACACTAGTCAATCTACAGCTTACGAAACTGCTTATATTACTTCGAGAGCATCTTCTAGAACTACTGGAACATCTCACTCTACAACAACAACATTTAATACAGCTAGGTCAACAGCTTCAAGTAGAGCTACAACCACAACGTTTGAGACTTCACAGGGAACAGTTACAACTAGATCAACAGCTTCAAGCAGAGAAACAACAACAGCATTTGATACAGATAGAAGCACAGCCTCTAGTAGAACAACTGGTTCAAGCAGAACAACAACAAGTACTTTTGAAACAAGTCAATCTACTCAAACAAGTAGAACAACTACATTTGGAACTACAACCACTTTTGAAACAACTAGGACTACTACTTTTGGAACAGATAGAACAACAACAACTACTATCTCCACAACTAGAGCAACAGAAACAAACAGAACAACTGACCACTTAACAACAACAACTTTCGATACGACAACAACAGTATTTGAAAGAATAACCGCCTCCCAAGCAGGTACAATTTTTGATACCGAAGTTGCGAGTCTAGCAGACTTTGGATTATCTTATTGGGATGGCTCACAATGGAGCGATTCTTAATATGATGAAAGCAGAACAAGAAGATATTACACCAAACTATCTTAATAAAAAATTAGAGTCAATGATGGCAGCCGTCTTTGACCATATTGGTGAAACAGAAGAAAGAATAAAAAACCTAGAAAAAGAAATTTTCAAGCTAAGAAATGAGAACAAAGCAGAAGCCAGTTAAGAAAAATAAACTGGTAGCAATGACTATAAATGAGTCATTGGGAGATATACCAACTCACTTCATGAAGTCAGGCTCTTGTACAAGACCTAAAGATGACTTAGATGGATTAGCTAAATTAAAAGAGAAACTTGTTCTTGACACTAGTGAAGGAGTTGCCTGGGAATATGATTTATGGTTTAATACTAATGAACTACATAGTATTAGAAAATGGTTATATACAGATTTTTTAGGTAAAGGAATATACTGTAGAGTTAATTCTATAAAAATTAACACCAAATTATTTAAAGCGATTGCTAATTCAGACATAAAGATTGATGAAGAAAGAATCGAAAAAATAGTAAATGGACTACAGAATAAATATAATTTACAATGGAATACAGAATTTTATGATAAAGTAATTTTCTTACCAGGTAGTAATTTATTATGTAAAGGAACTGTAATTGATTATAGACGAGTAAAGAAATTAGTAGATGAAGGATATGTAATAAAACCTCATCCAATTACTGCTCATGTTTATATTGCCGATTTAAAAAGAAGATTTGGTGCAGAAAATGTACTAAACAAAAAAGAAGGTGGGTATGAACTACTACTTAATTGTAAAGAAGTAGCGACTGCTCCAAATAGTGAGATGGGATTAATTGCACTCCTTCTCAGAAAAAGACTTTCTCTTGTTAGCTTTCCTAAAGAAGCACGAGAGAAAAATTTATTAACTTACGAAAGTTTTTATGATACAGTATCAAACAGACAATCGTACCTTGCACTTTGTAAAATACTCTCAGCAAGAAACTCTGGAGTAATATTTGAATTTGATGAAGATGCGGAAGAAAGACTACAGGCATATGTAGATAACTTTTGGGAATTTAAAAAGATAAAAAATGATTGAAATAGTACACCCCTATAAAAAAGTATGGAGTATGTTTACTTTAGCATCACTCCTGCCCGATAAAGAAGAAGTTAGAATACATCTATATGTAAATAATAAAGATTGGGATGAAGCTCCGATTGAATGGATAGTAGATAACTTTCCAAATGTTAAAATATATGAATCTTTTTGGAGAAAGTCAGACTTAGCCAAATGTATGTGTCACTTACTAGATCATTGGAAAGATAAAGGTGGACTACATAAAAGAATAGTTTGGCTAGGTGGCAACAATATAATAAACGGTAAATGGTCTAATAATTTTCCTAATGAAGAATTCTTTGCGGGGTCTGTTTCTTTCTTATCTCATAAAAGAGTCTTTAGAAAACATCCAAGATTCAAAGACTTTTACAGAATTTTACAAATACCTATTTCACCAACTAAACTACATAATATTGATCCAGAGTTTATGATATTTAACTATGACATGTTAAAAACTTTTTCACTAGAAGAATTATTCTGTCCTACAGAAAAAGATGGCTTAGAATCAAGATCTCCTAATATGCCTAAGATTGATAGACTTCTTTACCAAGCAAGTACAGAATGGTTTATGACAAGATTATTAGGTTATCAACATAAATTTATGCCACTATACATGAATGGTAAAAATGATATTTTAGTAGAACTAGAGGCTCTTGGACCACTTGATAGTGTTAATTATAATGTAATGCTAAGAAAATGTTTTCAATTAAATATACAGCATAAGTGGTTACTTAAAACTTATACAATGTTACCTACAACTATACAGCTCTCGCTTCCTTGGGATATGTATACCAACTTAATTCCTAGTATACCTATAAATATGCGAAATGCACGAAATAATGAGCTTTTGATGTTAAAATCAACTAAGCAGAAACGCGTAGCTGGGTCACTAGTAAAAGTAGGATTTAGACTAGGAAAAATCTAGAAACTCATCTTTCAAATCTGAAAGAACTTTCCATTTAATTTTGCCTCTATCGGCTAACTCTTTTACTATTTGTTTTTCATTTGGATTGTGAGGACTCCTCTCCTTACTATTAACTGGCAAATGCCAACTAGCGGGATAGTCTGCTCCTGTAGAGAAAGGCAACTTTTTAGAGAAAAAATCAAATCCTATGATTTCTATACTCTCATATTCACACTTATTTAAAAAATACAATATACCAAGAAAACCTGCAGAAGGACGGTCACCTAATGCCTTATCATTAGTAGCTCCTACTAAATCAAATATTTCTAGTATTTCTTTATCTGTGAACATAACTTCATACTCTGGAAGTAGCATAGGAGACTTTGGCTCTATGTTCATGTGTATTCTACAGCGATTAAATAATATTTTAACATTTTTAAACCTAGTATAATGCTTCTGCCTTAAGAAACCTGTAATCCATACATCAGTTTTTTTACCTATCTGTTCAAAATTTTCATCTGTAGGTATGCCTTTTCCGAATCTAACAATTGTGTCAAAACTGTCAATATATGAGCCATACTCGTGTTGAAGTAATTCTACTGAATTTCCTACTAATATTACTCGTCCCATCATGACTTCAATCCTAAACTTCTAGCGATTTCTTTTTCATTTTGAATTTGGATATAATTTGCAGGATTTTCAATTGTTATTTCAGTAATGTCTGAGTTTTTTATCACCCAATCTACCCACTCACCTGCTCTCTCATATGAGATACTTGAATGTATTGAAGACTCTAATAACCCAAAGTTGATTGTAGCAATTCTACACTTGGCATCACTGTTATAATTTAAGTTAGTTGCCATATGATTTAGAGCGGCTTTTTGTGCGGCGTACTTATATCCTTTAGATATATTAGGTTGATGGGCTCTTGACGAAATATTAACTATTGTTTTAGTTTCATCATCTTTCCATACCTCGTATACTTCTTCGAGAAGTCTACACTGTTCCCACTCTACATGAGCATTGTTTACAAATACATCATACTGTGACCAATCTGCCCCAAACTCTACTCTTATTTTATTACCTTGTATACAATTTGCTAATTTACTGCTACCTGTTACTGCGATTTTCATAGTACTCCTTTACTAGATTGAAAGATTCTTTTCCAAACAGAGAACCGTCTACACTACACTTATTGCAAGGGCTGTGTGACCTATCTCCTTTTATTAATTTTTTACGAATTTTTGTCATAGGTTTACCAAACCATACATTGTGTAATGTATCTTGTAGTAAATTTCCCACAACATGTTCCCTTCCCCAGTCGTTTGAACAAAATAGAACATCTCCATTCCAGTCTACGAACATTTTATAGAAAGGATAATGACATGGTTTACCTTTTAAAGAAGCCACATTAGATTCTTCTATACCTACCCAATCGATGACCCCGCTACGGTTGTTAAGTAATAATCCATGGTTCTCAAAATCTCCCCAATGCATACGATACTTGTACTTTTCTTCAGGTATATTTTTCATAACTTTATCGAAATGAGTCATTTGCTCTACGCCATCATAAAGATTTATGTAAATTAAATCTAATCCACTATATTCAAATAGTTCTTCTGCATATGTTTGGGTAAGTTTGTCGCCATTAGTGTTACACTCTAAAGTTGCTAATGGAACTGTGTGTCGAAAGATATGAACTATCTCTCTGAAATTTGGGTTGAGTAAATTTTCTCCAAATCCACTCAATGATATTTTTCCACTAAAACCTGCCTTACCTAGTTCAAGACCTATTGTCTCGGCTCCTTTTATGGTAAGATGCAAGTTTCTATTTGGAAATACTTTTGGGTCGTGTCTCGGACAAAAGACACAAGTTCTATTACATAACTCTGTAGTATTTATTTCAACAGTAAGAATCGAATCTAACTCTGTTAGGTTATTCTTTTTTGCCCAATGTTTCTTTTCCTGCTCTCGTCTGTGTGCTAGAAAGTCATACTGGTCTACTGCTACTACAGGTATGTTTCTCATTATAATGAATTATATATGTCTGTCCATTCTTTACAATATTGCTCATGGTCGTTTATACCCATCCATGGTCCGCCATCTGTAAAATGTACTCCTTTAGCTCTCTCACCAAAGTCATAATAATTTACTAAAGCATTATAGGAAGCAGGTAAAGAACCTATTCCATTTGCCCAAGTAAACCCATGTAAGTGTTTAGCAGCAGCATTGTTTACATACCACTTATTTAACATTTTACATTCTGCATTATTAAAATACATTAAAGATGACCAATATTTTTTCTTATAAGGTTTGTTTAGTTTATCGTGCATTTTTGTGTACTGGTCAAACATTAATTCTGCGTGTTGTACACACATAACAGAATCATTATTCTTTTTAAAATGAGTTATTTCTTGCGGATCACATCTCCATAGAAAGTCGCCATCACAGAATAAAGAATATCCCATATAATTAGAGAGAAGTGGTACAAGAAATCTAGTAAAAGCAAATTCAGTATTTCCTTTTTCTTCTCTAGTGTAGATTCCTTGTTCCTCCAACTCTGATGTAATTAAAGGTATAACTTCATGTGTAGGATTAAATCGTAAGATTGATGCCTTACACACTTCAAACATTTCGGGATATTCACTTTCATATCCTACGAATATCTTCATTAGTCTTCCTTTAATTGTTCGCCAAGATCATTAACATACGCCTGTCTAGCCGTTTGTGTAATAGCCATCTTGTGCTTATAATCTTCTAAATCGATATCGCACTTGTTTATTGCATTAACAATACTTTGTTGTTCTTTAGATAATGCTGATACATCATACGAGGTTTCATCGATAGTGATTGTTTGTGTAGGTAATTCTGAACTCATTTAAATACATCCTGCCAATTGCCTTGTGTACTAGCCTTAGCATACTCGGTAGCACGGTTTTCAAAAAAGTTGGTATGCTCAACTGCATTGACTTGCATGTCAATCCAAGGTAAAGGATTATCTGTACTATGAAATATTTTCTTCATACCGATACCTAATAACCTTCTGTCAGCAATATATCTAATATATTCCTTGACTTCTTTTGCTGTCAAATCTGGTATATCTGCTTTATCAAAACAAATATCAATAAAGTTATCTTCTAACTCTACTGTCTTTTCTGCAGCACAGTATATTTCGTACTTTAACTTATCAGTCCATAACTCAGGATTCTCTGAAATAAAAGTTCTAAATAGTTTTGACAAACCTTCTACATGTAATGATTCATCACGAATACTCCATGTAACAATCTGTCCCATTCCTTTCATCAAGTTATGTCGTGGGTAGTTTAGAAGAATCGCAAAGCTACTAAATAACTGTACTCCTTCTGTAAATGCACTATATACTGCCATTGTCTTTGCCATATCATATGGAGTGTTCATACCGAAATCTTGTAGATATTCATGTTTCTCCATCATAGCATTGATATCAAAAAACTCTTGGTACATATCTTCCGACTTACCTAAAGTTTCTAGTAGAAGGGAATATGCTTCTTGGTGTACTGCTTCCATAGCAGCATAACTAACTAACATCATTCTTACTTCTGGTTGTTTAAATGTAGGCAAGTAATGGTGGGCATAGCCTCCACATACGTCTACATCTGCTTGTGTGAAAAACTTAAAGATATTGTCTAGCAATGTCCTTTCACCTTCACTTAGTTTTTCTTTATAATCCTTTATATCATCTTGTAATGGTACTTCTTCAGGTAGCCAATGCATTTGTTGTTGTTTCTTATAGTTCTCAAATGCCCAAGGATATTGAAAAGGCTTATAGTATTCTCTTTCTTTTAATAAACTCATTTATCCCTCGCAACTTAAACAGTCTGACTGTTCAAATATTATTTCTCGCTTAGCTTGATTAGATACATTATCAGCTCTACTGATAGCTTCACTTCTCAAGTAATACAATGTTTTTAAATTTTTCGCCCATGCTAACATATGGACATTATGTAAATCGCCCTTATTTACATCAGGTGGGAAAAATAGGTTTACGCTTTGTGACTGACAGATATATTCCTGTCTGATACTAGCGTGTTCTATAATCCATGCTTGATTGATTTCTACGGCTGT